GCCGCAGCATCTAAAAAACTAGCTATATTTGACGCATTTGAGATACTTAACAGAATTGAAGAAGAAGAAAACTTGCTTGAGGGTAAAACACCTGAAGAGGCAAAGGAAAAAACTTTTAAGGGATTCGCAGAAAGTAGATCTAAATAATGTACGAGCAAAGTTTAGTTAAGACAGTTGAGCCGGTTAAGAAAACTACTATCAGTAGACTTAACAAGGGTAAGAAATGGAAATACGGTTACGATAAAGAACACGATATTATAGTGTTATCTCACAACGGTCAAATAGGTGAGATAATAGAAATACAAGGACTAGTTATTGCGCTACCAAAAGCTCCTAAAGAAGTATACAAAGATCCGAAGAACAAATGGGTGAAATTCGAGTATCCCAAGGAGTTGCAGAGAATTAAAAATATATTCGATTGGAGAAACTATCCGGAAAGCAGTAAAGAAAAATGGTACGATTATATAGATGAAGAATTCAAAAGAAGGGAAGAAGGATTCTGGTTTATGAATAATGGTAAACCAACCTGGATAACAGGTACGCAGTACATGTACTTGCAATGGAGTAAGATTGATGTAGGTGCTCCAGACTTTAGAGAAGCAAACAGATTATTTTATATATTCTGGGAAGCTTGCAAAGCAGATAAAAGATGTTACGGAATGTGCTACCTTAAAAATAGACGTTCTGGATTTTCTTTTATGTCATCAGCAGAAACAGTTAATTTAGCTACTCTTGCAAGTGATAGTAGATATGGTATATTATCTAAAACTGGATCAGATGCAAAAAAGATGTTTACGGACAAAGTTGTTCCTATATCAATTAATTATCCTTTCTTTTTTAAACCTATCCAGGATGGTATGGATCGTCCTAAATCTGAACTTGCTTATAGAGTACCTGCTAGTAAGTTTACAAGGAAAAAGATGTCAGCCACAGATGGTATGGAGGACATTGAAGGTTTGGACACGACGATTGACTGGAAAAACACTGGAGACAATAGCTATGATGGTGAGAAACTAGCTTTATTAGTTCATGATGAATCTGGTAAATGGGAGAGACCCGATAATATTTTAAATAACTGGAGGGTTACAAAAACATGTTTACGATTAGGTAGTAGAATTATTGGTAAATGTATGATGGGCTCGACTTCAAATGCTTTAGATAAGGGTGGAGAAAACTTTAAAAAATTATATAATGCCTCAGATGTCACGAGAAGAAATAGAAATGGTCAGACAAAGTCTGGCTTATACTCTCTTTTTATCCCAATGGAATGGAACTACGAAGGATTTATTGACGAGTATGGAATTCCAGTCTTTACTACTCCTGACGTCGACAGACTTACACCAGACGGTGAATTAATAGATGTAGGTGTAATAGATAACTGGCAAAACGAGGTAGATGGCTTAAAAGACGATCAAGATGCCTTGAACGAATTTTACCGTCAGTTTCCTAGAACAGAAGAACACGCATTTAGAGATGAGACTAAGAATAGTATATTTAACCTAGTTAAATTATACGAGCAGATAGATTACAACGAAGAGATGACTAGAACTCTAGGAATTACAACAGGTAATTTTCAGTGGGTAAATGGTATTAAAGATTCTCAAGTAATATTCTACCCAGATCCAAAGGGTAGATTTAAAGTTAGTTGGGTTCCACCTCAACAACTGCAAAATAGAGTTGTACTTAAAAATGGTATTAAATACCCTGGTAACGAACATATGGGAGCGTTTGGTTGTGATAGTTACGATATATCAGGAACAGTGGATGGGGTTGGATCAAAAGGAGCTTTACACGGCTTAACTAGATTTAGCATGGAAGATGCCCCGGCAAACAGTTTCTTTTTAGAATACTTATCAAGACCACCAACAGCCGAGATGTTCTTTGAGGATGTTCTAATGGCTTTAGTATTTTACGGGATGCCTATACTCGCAGAGAATAATAAACCTCGTCTCTTGTATTATCTAAGACGTCGAGGATATAGAGGGTTTAGTATGAATAGGCCGGATAAAGTTTGGAATAAATTATCTGTTGCAGAAAAAGAAGTAGGTGGTATACCTAACTCATCAGAAGATATTAAGCAGGCTCACGCGGCAGCGATTGAGATGTATATACAAGATCATGTTGGAATGAAGCAAGACGGAACGTTTGGAGATTTATACTTCAATGAACTGTTAAATGATTGGGCGAAATTTGACATAAACAAAAGAACAAAGCACGATGCGTCTATAAGTTCTGGTTTAGCTATCATGGCTAACAACAGGCATTTATACGCGCCAAATGCTAAGGTTGAAAAACAACCACTAAACATAAACATTTCCAAGTATAGTAATACTGGAAGCAATTCACAAATAATCAAATAATAAATATGGCAGAGTCTGGCATTAAAAGTTATTTCCCGAGTCAAACAGTTAGTGATGCTGAAAAGCTTAGTCACGACTATGGTTTGAAAGTAGGTAAAGCTATAGAGCAAGAATGGTTCAACGATGATAGGGGTTCTAATAGGTACAGAACTAATAGTAATGATTTTCATAATTTAAGATTGTACGCTAGAGGCGAGCAGTCTATACAAAAATACAAGGATGAGTTATCTATAAACGGTGATTTGTCCTATCTTAATTTAGACTGGAAACCAGTTCCAATTATATCTAAATTTGTTGATATTGTTGTGAATGGTATTGCTGAAAGAGTTTACGATATAAAAGCTTACTCTCAAGACCCATTCGGTGTTGAGAAACGAACGGAATATATGGAGTCTATAATTAGAGACATGCAGAGCAAGGAGTTTAACGATGCTGCTATGGAGAACTTTAATATTGATTTATATGAAAATAAAAAAGAAGAGCTACCTGAGTCTGAAGAAGAGTTAGCTATTCATATGCAGTTAAGTTACAAGCAAGCGGTTGAGCTGGCTGAAGAACAAGCTTTAAACGTTTTGTTCGATGGTAACAATTACGAGTTAATAAAAAAGAGGTTTTACTATGATTTAACGGTGCTAGGTATAGGTGCAGTAAAAACGTCATTTAACACATCAGAAGGTGTTACTATAGATTATGTTGATCCAGCAAACCTCGTGTACTCTTACACAGAGTCTCCTAATTTTGAAGACATATACTATGTTGGTGAGGCTAAAACTATTCCTGTTAACGAGTTAGCGAAGCAATTTCCACATTTATCTGAGAGCGATCTTGAAGATATAATGAAAAACAAGTCTAACAATAGGTCGAACTACAACTCTAGACACAGCGAAGACAAAGAGGATAACAATACAGTTCAAGTTTTATATTTTAACTATAAAACCTACATGAACGAAGTATACAAGGTTAAAGAGACTGCAACTGGTGCTGATAAAATAATACCTAAAAACGATTCGTTTAATCCTCCAGAAGACAAAGAAGGTGGGTATAGTAAGATGTTAAGATCTATAGAGTGTCTTTATGATGGTGCAATGATACTTGGCACGGGTAAATTACTCAAATGGGAGATGTCAAAAAACATGATGAGACCAAAAAGTGATTTTACTAAAGTAAAAATGAACTACGCTATTGTAGCGCCAAGAATTTACAATGGTAGAATTGACTCGTTGGTAAAAAGAATTACTGGTTTTGCTGATATGATTCAACTAACACACTTAAAGCTACAACAAGTATTATCTAGAATGGTTCCAGATGGTGTGTATTTAGATGCTGATGGTTTAGCTGAAGTTGATTTAGGTAATGGAACAAACTACAACCCACAAGAAGCTTTAAATATGTTCTTTCAAACTGGATCCGTGATAGGGAGGAGCTTCACGTCGGAAGGTGATATGAATCCAGGTAAAGTACCTATTCAAGAAATTACATCAGGCTCTGGTGGTAATAAAATGCAAGCTCTTATTGGTAATTACAACTACTACTTACAGATGATAAGAGATGTAACCGGGCTTAACGAAGCTAGAGATGGTAGTATGCCGGATAAAAATGCTTTAGTTGGCGTGCAGAAGTTAGCGGCTGCAAATTCAAACACAGCAACAAGACATATATTACAAGCTGGCTTGTTCTTAACGACTGAAACTGCTGAGTGCTTATCGCTTAGAATATCTGACATTATAGAGTACTCTCCAACAAAAGACGCTTTTATACAAGCTATAGGCACGCATAATGTTGCTACATTAAAAGAAATGAAAAATCTTCATCTATATGACTTTGGTATATTCCTAGAGTTAATGCCAGATGAGGAAGAAAAAGCTATTTTAGAAAACAACATCCAAATGGCTTTACAACAGCAAACTATAGAGTTAGAGGATGCTATAGACCTTAGAGAAGTAAGAAACGTTAGGTTAGCAAATCAACTTCTTAAAATACGTAGAAAAAAGAAGATGGATAGAGACCAAGCTATGCAGCAGCAAAACATGCAGCAGCAAGCTCAGTTAAACCAACAATCAGCTCAGGTGGCAGCTCAAGCCGATGTTCAGAAGAATCAAGCGTTAAACGCTGGTAAAGCAGAGTTAATGCAAATGCAAGCTCAAGTTGATTCTCAAAAAATGATGCAAGAAGTTCAAATGAAAAAAGAACTTATGGCTTTAGAGTTCCAATACAACATGCAGCTTAAAGGAATTGAGGTTGATGGCGTGAAAGATAGAGAAAAACAAAAAGAAGATCGTAAAGACGAAAGAACAAAGATACAAGCATCTCAACAAAGCGAGATGATCGAGCAAAGAAATAGTGGAAAACCACCTAAAAACTTTGAGTCCGCAGGTAATGATATACTAGGTGGAGGATTTGATTTAGGTTCGTTTGACCCTAGTTAGAATTATTAATTATTATTATATTATATTATGGAAGAAGAAAACAAAGAAGTAGTCGAAGAGACTACCCAAGAAACGACTGAACAGGTCGATGAAAGTAAATTTGAATCTGCGGGTGACGACAGCGTTATTAAAGTAGATTTAAACGCTCCACCACAAGACAAAAAAGAAACTGAAGTTGTGGCAGAAGAAAAAACTGAAGAAACAGAAGCGGTAACAGAGGTTGCTGAAGAAACAGAAGCCCAAGAAACTCCAGTATTAGAAGAAATTACTGAAGATGAAGTTGAAGAGGTTGAAGAGCAGGTTGAAGAAGCTATAGCAGAAGCTGAGGCTACTGGAAAACCATTACCAGAGAATATCCAAAAGCTAATGGACTTTATGGAAGAAACTGGTGGAGATTTAAGTGACTATGTTAAGCTTAATCAAGATTATTCAAAATTAGATGATCAAAATCTATTATATGAGTATTACAAGCAAACAAAACCTCATTTAAACAACGAAGAAATTAACTTCCTTATGGAAGACACGTTCTCTTACGATGAAGATGTAGACGACGATAGAGATATACGTAGAAAGAAATTAGCGCTTAAAGAGCAAGTTGCCAGCGCTAAAAGCCACCTAGACGGGCAAAAGTCTAAATACTATGATGAGATCAAAGCTGGAAGCAAACTTACGGGTGAGCAACAAAAAGCAATTGATTTCTTTAATAGGTATAACAAGGAGTCAGAAGCAACTCAAAAAACAGTTAAAACGAACTCTGATATTTTTACACAGAAAACAAACAATGTTTTCAACGACAAGTTCAAAGGTTTTGAATATAACGTCGGTGACAAGAAATACAGGTTTAATGTAAACAATGCTGAAGAGGTTAAAAACACTCAGAGC